GTCGGCAGTTAGATTACTGAGTCCCGATGCTAGCTTACTGGCCATCTGATCGGCATAGGCGTCACCATGTGTAGTAGCTAGTTTGGCCTTTAGATCCTTCACTTTTTGAGCAAAGACGACTGGATCGTTCATGTCGGCGGTAGTTAGAGTCAGCCCATTATCCGTAAATAGCTTACCCACGGACGCGACGTCCGACACATCCAGTGGATCTGTTGTGTCGGCGGATAACGCACTGGAGGTATTGGCTGCTTCAAGTAAATCAGTTACTTGTACCTTAAGCGACCCGAAAGTCTCGGCGGCCTTCATGCGTTCAATCTTATCGTTGGCTGCTGCCTTTTGCTTCTCCAGTTCGACTTTATCTACCTGAGCGGTGTCACGAGCTGACTGTTTCTGGGCAGGCGTTCCAACCATCTTACTTTGATCTGGGCTGACACCTTCGGTAGCGGCCTGCAGAGGACTTGTAGTCGTGCCTGTGGAGGCAGCGACTACCTGCCCATCAGCCCCTACCTTCTTATTTGTGCCCTTATCTACCTTAAGTTTCGGAGATGTCTCTGCTTTTATATTATCAAAGCTGAAGTTGAATGCCATAGATCCTCCGAATATATCCCAATATTACTGACTAATAATAGCACAATACCGGCTAAATGTCAAAGATTACTTTATATAAGAATACGGCCACTAATCCCGCCCTAATATATGATCATATAATATCTGCTCTAGTAGCTACTATATCAGGCCCGCTTATATATCAGCTTAGCTAGTAGCTACGCTATAAGCATTACTATAGCTAATATATAGTAACGCCCAACCCCCGTTGTATGTGGTGAGTGTACGCTATTTGAAAACGACAGTCAAGGACAAAATTAATTATTTAATTTGCCCCTGAAGTTTCGCCGGCTTCCGTTATTCCTTTGTCATCCAAAGGCGTAACTCTATATACCCAGCCAGCAAAGTCCATTGCCTCGTCTGCCCCATCCCAAACTAGTTTAAGTTGAAGATGGTGGCACCTAGTGTCCGCAAGTCCATGCTTAATCATTTCCATCTTTTTACTACCAAGGTCGCTGAGGTTATCGGTGGTTGTATCCACATCAATACTAAAGCTACCCGCCTGAGTCCATGTTGTATTAAAGTCCGTAGCATAATACAGATCTATGTTGTCGATCTGGGTATAGGGCTTATAGTATCCAAGTACATACTTGGCATTCATCCGTATCCCCTCTTCCCCGTAGCTAATGGTTCGAAATGTAACCTCCGTAGATATACCGTCAGCGTCGTCTCTAAAATCGCTTGTAAGGCCCAAATCCCTCCATCCCCATACCTCGCCACTAGTGGACAGATATCGGCTCTCATAATTGAGATTTGCCCATCCCAGAGCGGGAATGTTGTCGTACCTAGTCCAGCTACCAGCAGGCTGGTCTACGGAATGTTTAAATACAAATGCATCGTCAAATGTCTCATCACTTCCATTTGTATAGCTTAGCATGTAGGTACGGTTCTTCGGATCGTGGTGCCCGTGATATAAACTAAGGTAATCTTTATTAGTCCGCGCCCATAAGCGGTCCAGTGGTTCGCCTACAAAGTTTACAGAAAGATCCCGCCCCAGTGCCCAGATGCCCGACTCATTGGCAAAGAATATCGCATGCTTACTGGCAGCAATACTGTACGGAGCAGTGCAGCCAATGCCGTTCGTTTCAAGTCTCTGAACTGGGTTGGCCAATCCACGCGCACCACCTGTTACCCGATACAGTTCTTTCTGTCTAACATCTACAATGTAGATGCTATTTTCTTTAAACACAACAATATTGGCGCTTTGCTTACTTTGATCAAATGCCGCTTCACCGAAGAATGGGATCATGCCGGTGATCTCTTCCCCGTCCGAGCTGTTCACGTCAATTATACTATCGCTCTCTTCTGGGTTAGATGCACGCAGATTATCGAACATCTCCGGGAAGTTAGAATAACTTACGGCAATACGAGAGGGGTATAGTGGAGTAACACTTTGTACGATCTCTCCGGTTGTTACGCGGCTGCCATTTATGGACACATAACTACGTCCGGCGGTCGCTATTGATTTTGGTTCAAACCAAGCAACGATATCTTTGCCGACCGGTGATTCAATCACTATTTGGCCCTTTTTAAACAACCCCCCAGCCTTGGCGATCAGCCAAGGCGACCAATCGTATTGATATAAATCGTTTGTACCAAAGTCAATATATGGATCAACGCTGGCCATGACCGCGTTAATGGCTCTAGCTAGGTTATCAGCTAATCTATTGTTGATCTCACTACTTACAGTATTAAGCTGATTCTCATCGGTAATTAAGGATATCGGCACCCGACCAAATGTGTCTGCAATGTAGGTATAAGTAGGAGTACCTGCATCACGATAGCTACAGTGGAATGAAAACTTATTTGCAGTAGGTACTGCAAATACTTGCCACCAACCTGTGTATGTTAGATCAGGATTAGCACTTGCAGCCGCTGTGTTTTTGATATATACCCAATCACCGACAGATAAACCATGTGCAGAGCCTCTATCCATTGTCACTGTATCACCACTCTCAGTGTCAACAGTAATAGCTGTGAAGGTGTCCGCTGTGAAGATAAATTTATGTACGTAATCTTCGGGGGAGTAAAAGTCAATAGGAGCACTATTCACTACTTCAGGCTCTTGCTGCGCGAGTACAAACACTAAATCATCAACACCGGCCCCACCAGATACGGCAACTGAGGCGGGGAAATTGAAGGACACATCAATCTCTGGGTTGGTTTTTATGTTACCAAGAACCAGTCTGTTATCGACAGAAGAGATGTACTTGGCACGAGGGGCGTCGCTCCACGCTGTACCTAGATTGTTTCCAAGCAGCGCGCTCATGACGTTATCCACTTGAGTTAGATCGCTATCATTCTTGCTATCAACATAGTGCACGTAATTCTGACCAGCGTCGAATGTAAGCGGTACGCTGGCTACTTTATAGAACACATTTAAGCTGTCTATTTTGGTACGATATATCTCCACATCAATGGCATAGTATTTAAAGTAATCAAAAGTAGGCAAATTACACAGGTGGATATTTATTGCTGCCGAAGCAGTTAATCGCATCTCCGCACCGAACGGATCGGTGCAGGCAGACGCAACAATGTTGTTCTGCGCATCGACGTAATTAAATCTGAAATAGTACCGATAATATATCTGTTTCGTAACAGTAACACTAGCGGTACTACTGGCTGCTTTGTCTAGCGTAATTGTTCCAGTAGTGAGTGTAGTAGGGCCTGCCACTGTCGTGGTGTCTACATTCACTGCAACAACAGTATAATCTACAGTATCTGTGCCGAGACGGACAATATCGCCCGGTACGAATATGCGCACATTCTCTGGCGTAGCTGCGAATTTAAGTAGTGTACTACCAGCGGTAGCAGACACACTAGCTAAGCTAGGGGGCAGTATATCTACTTTGTCGGAGGCAGATGTGTCTAGTGTCATTCCTATAGTTGGCCGGAAAGGAATAATACCTGCACGGTAATGATTCTCTCCGTCAAACTTACGCACGGGATCGATGTAGTTAGTAAAATACATACAACCACTAACCATAGCGGAGCGGGACTGATTTGTATTATCCACCAGATTAACTGGATGCATAGGGTTGGTTGATAGGTAATCATCGACCGGCGAAGTAAGCGGCTCATATCGATTAACTATCTTCACATAACAACTAAAATCTTCACAGTCTGTTGCGGTTACTTCGTAAGGGAAAGTAACTGTACGAAGTCCAGGCAAGGTAATGCTAGTCGAGGTACTGACCACGCGGTGTGTGTATCCTTCATCAGAGAATTGCACACAGTCGCCGGCAACTATATCACAGGTAATTGCTCTGATTGTAAATGTAGTAGCCACCGGACTCTCTGGCGGTGTGTAACTACCAAACTCAATCTCATCTACATCCTCCGCACTATATCCTAGAATTATCTTATTCTGATCTCCTTGGTAGAAGTCAATAATAACATATCGCTGATGTGTTTTTAGTGGCGGAGGCAGTGGTCCTTCCCCAGTAATTACGACAGTGTCGTAAATAGTGAAACCATAATCAGCATCACTGCTGGACGGTGTGATGGATATGTAGTTGGCAGTGACGTTAAAGTCATCTTGATGAAACGTAGCACTTGCCTCATAGCCATAAGGTCCGCGCATAGGAATGGCCGTTGACGTACGGATACAGGGAATAAAGCTACTATCAACTGTGGTTAAATCTTGCGTATAACTAGTTACCAGTGTGACTGGATCTTGTAGGGGAGATACTACCACACTTACAGAATCGGATTTTATGACGTACGTGTCATAAAGCAGTTCCCCATTAACATCACGAAGACTGTAGTGATTTAATTTATCGCCGACAATGAGATTATTCTCAGTGACGGAGATCTTATCGCTATAAACAGCTGCTTCGCCAAGCAGTCCAGTCTCGTCGTATCTATTGTCTACTATATCGTCCATGGTTACAGCGAAGTAAAACGTATCAGGACCAGTGGTGGCCACGTCAACTATCTCAAACACTCCATTAAGTTCACTGCGACGCATGTTGGTCAGTGTTACTTGGTCGTATCCGGGCTTCATCACCGTGCTAAGCGCGCCACCAGGTACCTCAGTATTTAACTGTGTAAATACTTTCTTGTTCGCTGCGTAGCAGTGTACGCGGCAGGTGGTTCCAGATACATACTCAAACTGCGTCACCTGAACAAAGTGACTACCACCATTATCGCACGTCATATAGTAACTAGTGCGGCCCGGAGTTTCGCCCGTGTCGTAAATAGCAGGGCCAATGACGCGGATGTCGTCTATATTCGCTCGGATGCGAGGGTAGCTGGTAACCAACCCAGGGTCGGTTACCTCACGATATTCAATACCCTCTGCGCCGCAAAGGAGATTGCTGCCGGCGGGGACTTTGTAACTGTCAATATGCTCGGGCTCAATGCTCTCGCTGTAAGCCGCCCCGACATTCCCACCATACAGAGAGAGTACACAGGGTATGGTTTCTTCGTCTACTGCTACCGTTACATCTGTTATGTTTTCTGCTTTGATATAAACTAGCCCGTCAGGAAACGTACCTAATGTATAACTACCGGAAGGTATTGTCAAATTATCACGGGCGATAATTCTGGGCTGAACCATGTAAGTCGGCAAAGGACTTACGGTATCGTTCGGATCTGCTTCCCATACAATGTTATTTGTCCCATCGAAAGCGTCTTGGCGCGTCGTGTGGAGCGTGTAACTAGCAATGGCAGGATCACCCGCAGCTGCCGCCGTTGTAGTGATTAAACGAACATAGTAGCTCATCGTGGCGTCCAGTACGTCCGTACAGGCGACGACCTCGGTGTCACCGATGGCATGGGTAAATACTACCCGATCCCCAGTAACTAACTCATGATCAATATCATAGACGATATTAACATATTCATTGGTCTTATCCACACTATAGATCTTATAGCGTTTAAACCCAAACAGTGGCATATTATATGCGGCAGAGATATTAGAATAGAAAAGGCTACCACATATTTGAATATCCCCGGCATCGCTCAGATAATCAGATAAAGTACCGGAATCTACATTTGCACTGAGCAGAAAGTAAAGCGCGTTATTACCCGTCTGTGCATCCACCCCAACAACGTTAATGGGTAACGCCCCCTTGTATTCTTGTCCCTTGCGTTTATTGATTCTACCCGCCTCAATGTACCCATTAAGTATATCTTCACAGCTTCCGACAGGCAGCTGATCTTCGCTCTTTTCGGCATCGATACCAAGGACAAAGGTTCTATCCTGTATTGCTACTTTATCATCTGCCATATATTACTCACTCGTGTTAAGGTAAGATTATGTCGTAGTGCTATTAGCGGTAAATAGACGTCCTACCTATCCGCCACGCGCGGCTGGTGCGTTTGACTCGGTAGGTTGTTTCGCGGTTCGTCCAGCTATGTTCGATCTGCGCCTCGAAGGCTTTCTTTACCCGCTCTTCCATATCGCTCGTCCCACCAAGCTTTCGCTTCATCTCAGCCACAGTATATTCTACCATGAAATTGTAGATTGGATAAGTGAAAAATGGTACGCAACTACCCTCAACGCCGCAGATATAGTCATCAAGTTCTACGTCGATATCTACTGATGTATCAATTAAGCGGTTAACTACGTAAGGGTCGGAAGAGCGAGTAAGAACACTCCTGAAAGTGATCTTGTTCCCTGCAATATTACCTATTTGCAGAGTCTGTTTAATTATTCCAGTCTGCCCATCGATTACATTTACATAATTGGCCAGTGCATCTTCTACAGTTGATAAGTCATCCCCAATATCATCGACGATAACATAGTCACTTCCGACGGAAGAGACGCGCCCTTGGGAAGTGACCAGGGAATCCGGTTCACGTAGGTACCAGATACGCGCATTATAGGCGCCCGTGGGTGGCTGAAGGAATCTAATCTTCCTACCAATTATCATAAACTCATAAGGACGCGCTGTGCTTTGAGGAGAGTCAAGTAGAGTACCGTTTCGGTAACTTATTCGTGTACACTCGCTATAGTATTGCCCGTCGAAGATCTCGACCTTCTCAAGTCTATCCTCAAAGATATTCTCGGGAATGTCATACTCGCTGACACCACCAGTGAGTGTCAGCACCGCATGCTCAATAAGCGGATCTGGATATTGTCGCGCGAGGATATTAAAGGCGTATGTCTGCGCCCTATTAAGCGACGGAATGATATCGGTTAAATCGTTCAGCGCCCCACTACTCTCGTCACACAGGGACCGTACGTCAGATATTAAATTATCTACTGTCTTTAATCTAGCCATAGAGAGCATCTCCAGTATGGTTACACTAGGATCACGATGCTCCCTTTGCTAAGGGAGTGCGCGAACAAAGTGAGTGCGAGGGATAGATAGAAGAGATCACATCTCCACTTCGTAGCCTCTCTTCTTTAGTTCCTCCAGCAACACCTGATCATCAAAAGAAGACAAGTCTGGCGAAGCCGGGCTTTCTTCCACAGGCATCTCTTCGGCCATTGGCTCTTCCATCGCCATTTCCGCATCCATCGATTCAATCTCGCCTTTTTTAGGCATTGTGAATTTCATGATTGTCTCCTTTTCTGCTCCGATCAATTCGGCCTACTATATGTTTATGTAAGTATTTATTCTTCTAGGATTTTCTAGGGGACGCTGACTCTTTCAGCTTCCTAAGAATTGTCCTCTTTTTTTCCAGTTCTTGTTCGACGGCTTTTAGTTTCTCGTCTGCGCCAAACCAGTTCTTCTTTTCTTTTTGTGTCCAGTCGCCTTTATCAGCCCGATCTTTTGGAGGGGTGAAACTATCCCTTGTCTCGCGGTGTTTATTAAACTCATCCTTTAGAGATGTTATGTCCGATTCTAGCGTGTCGATCTCATCCCACACTGCGCCACCTACCCCCTCAAAGTCCGGCTCCTCTGATCTGTCCGCTTCCGTCATGCTCCCATATTCGAGACCGTACCGCTTTTTGGGCATTTTATATCGTTTGCTCATATTAGCCATATGCTCACCCCCCCTATAGTTTAATTAACATAATTAGATCATACATTACTTTTATTAATATAGGAAGTAGCACAACCGCCCCGGTCCTTATAAACCCCGCAAAAGATTCAAGTTTAGTAATGCGACCATGATCGTCCTTTAAACTTTCAATTATATTATCGAGCTTGGTGTCGAGTTTGTCAAGCTTTTTATCTAGCTGATTTATTAATGTTTTTTCTAAATCACCCATGCTACTGTACTTCCTAGATTACTTTATATTGTCAATTACATCACTTACCTTAGAGTTAGGGTCTCTACTTGCCGCCATTCCGATTCCAACCTTTTGTGCAGATCTGGAACCTACATAACTCAGAACAATACCACTTATTGCCACGCTAGTATCCAGCCCCTTAACTAATCCAAGTATCATTAGGGATACTAATCCGAGGAGGCTGATTGCAAAGCTGTTGCTAAGTTTCATACCTACTTTACCTCCTTTTGGTTGATTAGGCCTCCAGGCAGAGCTAGTTCTTCTGGGATTTCAAACATAATAAATCTCCTTAGTAAGCACCAGCAGGGAGGCGAGGCCGAGGAGAGAAATGCAGAATGAATTTGATAGTTTCACTTTACACCTCCTTATGCGATTCGAACTGCATAAAATTTACCTTGACTGTTAGCCGCACCGAATGTAACTGCCGAGCCCGTACCTACCTCATAGCTCCTAAGAGCCCTAACTCTAACGGCTATAGCACTGCCGGTAAAATTATGGACCGTTTGATGTGGTAACGTGGCGTAAATAGAAGAGGCGCTCGAAGTATTCGTCTTAGCGCCCGCAAGGGTACTGTATGAACCAATTTGCGTGTTACCGGCACCGTATGCGATATACATGCTAACTTGAGTTAAATTACCTGAGATTGCTCCAGACTCTACAGACATTGGAGCTAAAGCAAATATTTCCCACGAGCCCGCTGATAAAGTTATGTCAGATGAAATAGTTGTGGCAGATGTTCCAATTGTGACGTTGTTGGTAATTGTGCCTTCAATAACTTCCCCCACCTTACCAGCCGCTACCGCAACCCCATCTGTCCTACCATCAAGCCCCTGTGCAGGAACAAGCCCCGCCGATACGCCGGGTTTGTGTAATTCAAAGCCGGCAACGGAGCTTGCAGAGACTTTGCGTAGCCTCCAATAGGTCCCGTTAACCCAGTTCTGCGCTCCGGTAGACGTGTTATAAGTAGTACCTTGCCTAAAGTATTGAAAGAACACAACAGTCACATCGGTACCGCTCGCTTGATACAGCCAACAACCTATATCAATACCAGGAAGTCCGATATATGGAGCATAAGAACTCTGTTCTCTCCACACACCGCCTGAGTAAAACTCAAGAACTATTTTGTCCGTGACTTGAATTGGTGATGAGAATCTTACAACTTTGCTTCGGTTTGCAGTAAGAGAGCCACTGATTAACGCACCTACAGGGCCATAAACCGTGTTACCAGCCGCTGCGTCGGCATCCCAAGTTCCAGTTGTTGACGCCGCATACTCAACATCGTTGGCGGCTAAGTTTACCGTGCCGCTTCCGGCCCATTCAGCGATGGGGACGGTGAACTCAACGGACAATATGTCTCCATTGTCAAAGCCATCTGGACCGGGGTCATTGGTACCGACCAGTCCCTCACCATCGGAAGTAAATCCTATTTGAGTAGAGGAAGCGACATAAGCAATAACGGAGTAATATACTGCAGTAGAACTATCATATACTAAACCTGCGCCCACTGCCGTATTACTTGGTAGTGACGACGTGTCTATAGTATACCCGCTGGGCATATTCAGAACTACAGAATTGCTGGCGTTGCCTGTGGCGGCTATACGAGCATTTATTGTTGCCTTATTTCCACTTCTTGAGCTGTAGGCCGTAATAGTGCTGGTTACGTTAGTAGTGGTCATAGTAACCAATATTGAAGGCTCAATAACCGCGCCGGTCACAACACTACCTGGACCAACAATTACGTCAGAAATATAAAGCACATCGCTGTTTGTTGTATTATGGACAATTCGTAATTCAAGCCAAGCTGTTGTGTCCGTGTCGAATGTAGTCTTATACTCTCCAGTGGTTACAGGTAGGTAGCTATCTCCTGACGAGTCTGTACTAAGAGACAGCTCGGTGTATGTGCCGCTATAGTTGCTCGCACTGTTCTTCCACATCTCAATACGCCAAGCATCACTTGTGTCAGCATTGATAAACGCGAGTACTGCTTTAAGCTTCTTACTTAGATCGACATCGTCGAGGGTAAATCTGTAATATGCATAGGCTTCGTCGGTGCTGGATGTGAGACTAACCGCTGTGCCGGTGGTGTTTTCGCGTGGGCAGTTTGCTGCAGTCGTCGTCCTTGCGATGGTTATATTCGCAGACGACGCAACCCAGCCAGTCGTGGCACTTTTGGCACTGGGATTGAGGATATAGTTTTTCTCGCCTTGTCCGGTAGACGAGCCAACAGGTGTTGACACCCCAGCTGGGTCCATTACGTAGAGGCTGTTATCATTTTTTGCGTATAGCCTAACAGTACCTGCGGAGGCTGCGGCGGGGTCGCTTTCGTGATTAATGGCGAGGTAGTCATCTACCAAGTCGGCCTTGAGGGTTTTGTTCTCTAGTGTCTCTGTACCAGCAAGAGAGGCGAATGTTCCTGTTACTTTCGGCAGGGTCATTGTGACGTCGGAGGAAAGTGTAGTATCTGCAACTATAGTAACCTTGTTGGTCCCAGCGTCTGGGTCTTCAACCTCAACGCCTCCTGTGGCTTTTAGTATAGATGCGGTAAGAGAGGTAATACCAGAGACATTATTACTGTCATCCACAACAATACCAGTAAGTTGTATCATAGAACTATCGGTATCAGGGCTACCAGTCGGGGCATTCACCCGCACCAATTTATTATCATCATCATTACCGTCAAAAGCTGTAGTAATACCAACACATATAGCATCACCATCCACTGCAGGCAAATCTACGTTTCTTGCTGCGGTATATGTGATGGTTTGGCTAGGACGTAAAGTAATGTCCTGACTATCTTTTCTTAATATTAAATTTACGACACGTGTGAGGGATTGAAATAAACGCATCATTATCTCCTAGATGTATTACTTACATATTATATAATAAGTTAGAACTAATGTCAAAGTAATTATACCGTAATCACGCGGTTATAGTATAATTACCTCTCCGTTAAATGCCTCAGACGACGTGAGAGTCACGTTCCCGGTCACCCTGTCCACACTCACATCCACACCAACATCTTCATAAATATCTCCTGTGGTATTTTGTCTAACAATTACAACCGGATCAGATCCCTTGCCATGTGTTGCACCAGCTACGCTAAAGGTTAGAGAAGGAGCAACCCCGGACCAACTACCAGTAGTGAAGTCACCAGCATAACGTAATGCCGGAGCAGCAGGAGGAGTTACGCCAGTTACCGATATCTGATTAAGCCTATTACCGACCAAGTAATCTGGTCCAGTTTCTAAGCGAGATTTACCTGTAGTGGTGCTGTAGCTACCACGATAACGTAACGTGAATCTTACATAAATATAACTCTCAGGCACTATGGATGCAAAGGTGGTACCAAATGTAAAACTGCGTATATCTTCTGCTGCCGCAGCTGCGGTTGAGGTATATAAATTCTGCCCCGTTATCCATACATATCTATATGACTGGCTCCCATTATCGGAGGCAGTGGGTATCGCAATTGCATAGATGTTTATATATCTATCATTAGTTGTAATCTCGGTAAGCCCATTGCCGCCCGCATTATACTGGAGATTATTTGCGCCCGACACCGGATAAGGTAAACTAGAACCTAACGTAAATATAGGTTCCCCTGCGTTTATATACATTAAAGTGTACAGTCCGCCATTACTAAGGGCCGCTATGGTACTTGGTAAATCTTCGTCCACGACGACCATACTATCTAACCCAGGCGTCACCGCAGCCACTGTGTCGGATAATAACGAATAAGTTCCACCAGTAACAGCTCCACCACTTAGACGATAAGTTCCTACGTTTCTATGCAAATGTTCCCAAGTTTGCCAAGCCATAAGACCATGACATTCCCTAATAGCAAACTTGTAGGCGGCGAAGTAGTTAATTTGCGCAACGTACGCGCCATTGTCAAATCCTGGGAAAACATTGTACCAAGTACCAACTCCATTAGCGTGTAAAAATAGGAAATATTTTGCATTCAAAGTTGAGTCGTGTGGATCAGAAATCCATCCACTAGCAAGACTGTATTTATCGCCCTCGTTGTAATATTCTATCGCACCGGCATCGAGACGAGATAACATTATAGTGCGAGCAGTACTGTCATAAGTAACAATGATATTCGCTGGATCAACAAATCCAGTCAATTCATTACTGTCGGCGTTAGCGGTGGATAATTTAGATTCCAGATTGGTAAGATCTGCGCTATTTTCCCATATCTGGGTAGATGAATTATATCTTAATATGTTGTCATTCGTTAATGCAGTTTCAATATTTACATCATGTAAATCTTGCAAATGTGTGCCAGTACTTACGTTGACAAATATATTACCAGCAGCTCCACTGGCGGCATTTACAATCTGACCTAAACTAATGCAGTGATTAGGGGCGTGGGGCTTTGCTTTAACCCACTCACCCGGCGTAGTGGCGGAAAGATATATCGGATCTCCATCAGCCAACGCAACCCCATCCCCGTCCACGTTAGTGGCGAGATGCCGCACCAGACCAAAGGTAGTAATGACCCCCAATTGTCCGCTAGTTATAGTTACTGTCGCTATGCCTAATACCCTATCTGCAATGGGAGCACTGGCCACCGCCAGTACCACAGTAGGACGGGCTGTGTTGGCGCCGCTGATATAAACTGCAGCACCTTCGGGAATTGGTGAGCCAGTGTCATTGCGTGCCCGAAGCCAATTCTCCTGCCCCACTTGGTTAATTGTTCCAACTATGTCTGATTGGACGTTAAGCGTGTGGTCGTCTTTATTCCACCAAACAGTACCTTCAGCTGGCGTTCCGACATAGTCGTCGGTAATATTAAAGACTATTCCCTGATTATCCAACACTAACTGTCCAGTTAGTGTCCCCCCAGAAAGTGGCAACTGGGCATCATTGGTTACATCACTAAGTCCTACTTGCGACTTAGTTACGTTGTGCGGATTACTATTATTAGCAATATGACCACTATAGCTTGCATGATCGGACGCGGATAATAATCCTGATTGTGAGTCGGTGGCGGTTGCGATGTCTATAACAACATCACTAATCCCAAGTATAGAATTGGAGCCATTGGATATTGTCACGCCGCTGGTGTTGGTGATAATATCACTAACCGCCGCAGGAGCGATAGCGTCGAATCTCACATAGTCAACAGGGGCTAGTAATCCAGGCGTGGACGGAGACGCGGTGGCTATATTGACCGTAGTCCCGGTGCCAATAACGGCATTGGTACCACCAGTAATCGTAACCCCACTTGTAAGTGTACTAAGATTGCCCTTTGCAACCGTCGGCTCTTTGCCTGCAAGATCAGACACAAGACCGCTGATTTTACTTTGATCAATGGCAGCGTCTGTGGCTACCATATTATTCTTGATTACATTGTTTTTGATAGTCAAAGCAGCAGCTTCAGTCGCGAGAATATCGCCAGTGACCGCCGTGTTCAGCTCAACAGCTCGGTTACTACTATTACCTATAAGAAGTTTATCGGAGTTTAGTTTAAAGTTATAAACTGTAGCGTCACCAAAATTAATACCGGTCGCATTAATTGTCAATACACTGAGTTTATTGGAAGGAGTGCCAAGGGAAAGAGTCCCAACACCTCTACCGGTACCGCCACTCACTTCAGCACTGTCGGCTTCAATTACGATATTTGTGGAGGAACGGAGTTTAGTGTCGCCGTTGATAGCGACCGACACTTTGCCCGCCAAAGTGTCTATTCTAGAAAGATTATACTTAGCGTCTGCCGATAGGGTGCTGTCTACTTTAAGTTGTAAATTCGGGGTAATAGTAATAGCCACGATTGCTCCTATCGACAGAACATAAGTAATGGGACACTAACGAACTGACCTTACGTCAGGCTATTAACGTTATGTTAATAGCGTGACAGTCTCATAGTGAATTCGCCACTTAACCACAGAACCTGTACCGTCAGCGAAAGCAGAAGTCGCTACTTTGAACTGGAGTTTCTTGTTAGCATTTGCAGTCATAGAGAATCCAGCAACAGAGGCAGAAGTATCGTAGCCAGTAGGGGCTGCCATGAAAGCAAGATCAGCAGTTCCAAGCAGACTTGCTTTATCTATAGTAGCAACAGCAGCTGCAGTGGTTTCATACTGCACAGAGAAGTCATCCCCAGAGGTGAAAGCAGCGGCGTAGTCTAGGAAAAATTCAATACGTTTTACAATATTGATTTTACCAGCACCAGGTGCTGCAACTAGATCAAATGCCGTAGTTGCGCCAATTACTTGCGCAGCAGTCATTGAACCAGTGGCTACGTTAACTACAGAGCCGTTTACGGTGGGAGTTGTGAGCACTGGACTGGCAACAGCCACTCCTGCACTGATTGTGTTTGTTGAATCGATTGTTTTGTTTTTGAGTGTACCAGACGCCTGCAGTGCAGATTCGAGCACCTTGGCTTCTCGTTTGTTGAACCGAGTAGGATAATCCTTCGCGGTGGGAATTGTATTAACTGACATGTTGTAACCTCCTTTAGCACCAGCCCCACATGGGTAGGAGTACCCGTGGAGTCTGCTATACTATTATTATTAAACACAGAAAGAAGCCGACAGGTTACGCCCTGTCGGCGATTCAGTTACGCTTAGTAACTGAAATTCTCCAGACAGAGAATAGCTCCAGGTTGCTTACCGAGAATACTTGCATAAGCATTGAAGTATTGCTCAACTTGCTGAGTGTTGCCACTTGACCCTGGCTTGAACCACTGATCAGTTGAACCAAGCTTGATTTGCTCAAACTGTGTCCCACGGAACTCAACAGCATATCCACTCTCGCCATGCTCGCCAGCGGCAGCAGAAGCGGGGATGAAGTATACTCTCTGAAGTGGTACGAAGCGACTGTTTACGCACATCAGCTCTTGGTTGCGATACTTGTAAGCAAAGCCTTTAGAACCGCGCTTAGGATCGACAGCGTCGATGAAGCGTCTGTCTGCTTCGTTGGCATCGATGAAAGCACTATGTACTTCATGACCCATGAGCATCTGGTTGTACTTATACTTACTATCACCAACCTTAAGTGCACCTTTATTCATCAGAGCTTCAATAGCATCTGTGTCCAAAGTAGCAGCAGAGTTGTCATGACGTGTTCCGCCAAGAGCACCGGCCATCGTAACACCAAACAATGTACGACCATCATCTTCCGACCATGAAGCAAGTCCAGCCATGATTTCGGTAGCAACACCGTAATCAGAAACAGAACCGACGTTAACGATCGTGCCTTGGTTGTAGCTATAGACCACGTCGCCTACGGCGATGGTACCAACAGCGTTGATGGTAGCAGCGGCCAAAGACGAGTTAAGACCGGTTACCTTAAAAGTATTAGCTTCGCGGTTAACTTCCGTTACAAGGTAGTAAGGGATGTTAGCTGGGGCAGAGGTTGTTGCATAGTGCAAGGTGCCATCAGCAGCTGCGAACTGGACGATATCGGATGGCTGAATCCAGCCGATGAAACCTTTTGAACCTGTGAGCGAAGCGACTGTTACAGTCATCACACCAGTAGAGATGGTAGGAGCGGTACTGGCATGAAGCTCGGCCAGTACTCCAGTACCATCACCGAAGAGTCTGCGGCAGAGTTCGATCTTGTTAACATCCAAAGCTGCTTGAACTTCGATGTCGATGTTAGATGCATACTTAAGAGGGGTCTTAAGGATACGATCATAGAGGTTCCAGTCGAAAGAAACTGTTGACTGAATCTCTTTCATCTTAACAGTTACTTCCTGAATGCTTGCACCAAGAGAAGTTGGGAAAGTACGGCTAGCGCCGGCTGTTCCTGGGTTTTGCCACTTAACGCGGCCAAAGTCAAGAGACTTGAGGATCTGGTAGCGATGCTCACGAGAAGTGTCGCTGCCTTGATCAAGCTTCATGAGGATGTTGTCGAATTCGGCTGACTCGCGGTTTACTTGCGAGGTCAGTCCCTTGCTGAACATAATCTGCAGCAAGGAGCCTAAGCTTAGAGAGTCCACATTTGAAAACGCCATGATATTATTCCTTTTTTTGTTAGTATATATTCCTAACTGCGATTACCTTGTGATCTTACTCAACATCGCAGCCAAAAACCCAGCACCATTGTAATTCTTCATATGTTCATCAGCCAAAGCATCAATATCAACCGTGCCAGTAGTTCCTTTACTTGCAATGGTTTGTGCAGTTTTAAGTGCATTTTCTTTGGCTTGTTCAATAGTTTGGCTGGCTACTTTTTCGGCTTTGAGATTCAGACCTTTGAGATGTAAGTCCTTAACTCTTTTAAACTCAGCGTGGATTGTCTGAGGTGGGATCTCGTGTTCCGAAATTCCCCTGCCCTCGGCAATCTTCTCTAAGCTACTTAGAGTCTTTTCCCAAATTACACTATTGTGATATTCTTCACTTTCAACGTCGTCGAACATTCCATCTAGCCGGACCTTGTCAAATGCCAGATCAAGTCTGGATTTAAGAAGTGTCTCATTGGCTTGCTGAGAGGTTCTTTGATTAAGTTGCTTAAGCTCTTCGAGTTCAAGCTCCTTAGCTTCACGAGCACGTTTCTCTGCCATGATCATCTCTTCATAGTCCATCTTGGCAATCTCAGCTGGACTGGCGTCCAGCCGCTTTAGTGCTCTCTCTGCAATCTCTTTTCGGAATGCTGATGCCGCATCTTCGCTACCAGCCATTGCATTAATCAGACCATCAATCCCTTGGGATTTAAATGCTTTCTGTAATGCATTGAATTTAGAAAGACTTTCTTCGGCAGATTTGTCAAATTTCTTCGAGACTTCATCTCGTTCCCGTTGAAACTTTCTCATGCCTTCTTCATAGTCGAGAGCCTTCTTGACCCAAGTATCTATGCTGTCGTCTTTCCCAATCTTTATTTTCTTGACTTTACCGTCTGCAGTTTTGTGCTCGATAAATCGTTCTACCACTTCAGCCGTGGAGGCTTCGGGTTCTGATTTTTCGACTTTAGCTACAGTCTCGGCTGCTTTGGCAATCCCTTCTACCATCTGGTCCAGCGGCTGGCTGGGTGCAGCAGGTTCGCTTGGTGTTGCCGGTGCGGAGTTTACCGCCGAAGCTAGGATGTCAGTCAGGGAACCTAGATTCGCATCTTCTTTAGTCACTGCCATGGTTTGCTCCTTAGTGATCGCCCATCATGGAGTAGGGTAGATCGGAGGGGTGGTTTATGGACACGTCAACAGATAGTGTAACATTACCACTGTCAATAATAGTAACATAAAATATGTATAAAGTCAATACACATAATTAATGTTATTTCTAATGTAACATCTGTAATAGATATTGTCAAGCATATAATCGCTAGATTATACAGGAGCTACTGGAGGTGGAGCAGCCGGAGGAGTACCTCCGGCGAGACTCTCCGGTGCGACCGCAGACGCAGTCTGCTGCCCGCTTATAGACGAAATCAAGCGTTGCTCCTCTGCGCCCATTGCGGCACGTTCCACAAGATGGCGTAAAATGTTGGCCTGTATGTTAGGCTTAAGCCCTTTAAAGTCCGCGCTCATACGATACTTGATTGCAAACTCAATCATCGGTGCGTGCATCTCAAACGCTCCCGGCGCTACGTACTTACCAGGAGAAGCGATCATTTCCTCGAAGTACTCCCGCTGGCGATCTTCGGCGAGTGCTAGTTCGTCGAACATGCCCTCAGTGTCATTGAGTCTCATTAATTTAAGCTGGCTTACTGCCGGCATGTTGGCTTTTTCAAACAATGGGCTAAGAGACATAATCTCTTCACGTCTTGTAATTGGATCAAGACTTAAGTTAGTTCCGTATTCTACGATAAGCTCATAGCCGTCTTGGATATCTGCGCCAGATATTGCTAATGTATCCATGGCTTTCTCTTTACCCACGACGGAAATAGTCCTAGAATTAGTCCACCTATCGGCCAGTACTTGTAGGTAATGATTATAGATACTCTCCGTCAACATAGCAAACTTATTAAATAATCTGCGACGTATCATACTTCCTTGGTTGACATTGTATTGGGCAGAGAATCCCGATGTTTCACGGCTTTGTTGTCCGAACATACTCTCATTAACTCCGCTCATGTCGTCAATACCGGATCTAATCTGATCTCGGTAGCGACTCATATCAGGTGGCATACTTGGAGGGGTTACAAAATGCGGCCCCTGATTACCCGTCACCTTAAGTATGTCCCAGTTACTATTGCCGACGCTATCGCTGGCAACTTCGCATCCCTCTGGAAGAACCATGCGATAAACTGCATGTGCTTCTAATGCGTCCAGCATTACCGTATCAAGTCGGTTCATACTGTCTTGAAGTGGTATTGTATAATCTAAGAAACTTTTGCCCCAGAGTCTATGAGGTACATCAATATCTGTGAACACATGGAAAGGTAAATAAGCTTTCTTTATCTTACCGCCTTTACCGAGTTTGTGTGGATTATCGGTCGGCTCCATTAGCGGATGACCTTCTTCGTCACAGATAACATATCTGCCCAGAAAGCCATTAAGAGGCATACCTTTTTCCCAGTATTCATAAACAACCACAGTGTCTTGGTGATTCATGTCTGCGAAGTTAATTTTCTTTTGCTGACGGTCTTTAATCTTCTCAACCGCTTCCTTACCAAACTTATAGCAGGCTTCATCAACTGGCATTACATACTCTTGGAACGCATAGCGAATCTCAGATGGGTGGTTCGCATCTGGGTCCATGTAGAATTGTCTTGGATTGACGACGGTCAATTCAAAATCCCCCTCCATCGTACATGTGCCCGTCATTGGGTCCGCCCCAATGACGTCACCCAACTCACGGTTCCAGATGGTCTTACCAATACCAGTGCCATACTGCAGACAATCCAGTGCAATAAGGTCAATTGTTTCCTGCATTTTATAATGGCGCATTCCATAGCGAATAAGCCTATCACAGCAATTGGCAGCTTGTTTGCTTTTAAGATCACTATTGGTAGGACGTGGGGCAGCTATTGGTGGATTGGCACACATTTGAGCGTGAATGAATCTAAGATTCTTAAACGCATAAGTCATGCTAACGTCTGTGGTTGGTTGATTCACCGAGGCATTAGCAAGTCCAGTGAACGAAGTACCCTGATTCGTGCCGGATAAAGAAATACCTGGGGTAGATCTTAGTCCCATATTGTAGCAAATACTATCTGCTTCATCCCAGCGGGAGCTGTCAATCTTCTTCACATCCTTGCTATATTTTAGTTTCTTACTAAGAATAGAGCAAACATGCTTAGGATCGTTCCAAGTTTCTATCTTGACCATCGACTTCTCCTTCGCTGAACGCGCGATATAGCGTTAGCTTTCGCCGCCGCTTCCTGTTGTTTTTGTTTCTCAAACATCTGCATAATTATTTCATCCCGCCCAACGCTTGTAGGTATTGGTGCGGGAGATTTTATTTTAGTATCGATAAAGTACTGAGCTTGATCTAGTAAGTGGTATTTCTGTCCAGCAACAATCTTGCCTTCCTGGGAGTCGCTATATCTACAAGTTTCAAATTCATCTAGCAGTCCATCAGTTTTTCCAGCAACGAGTTTAAGTGTACCAGATGACAGGGCAGATTGCAAGTTTTTTATAAGCTCATCTTTGCGTTGTGTTTTGTTATATGGTTGCAAGAAGGTTACTTTATTCTTTGTACAGAGCGCCTGAAACCACGGCGCAACGTCGGTGCTACAGCGTGATATATTCAAGTTAGCATATTCTGACTTAACTTGCCTCCAGATCTCTTCCCAGAGTCTATCTGGATCTTTCTCTTTAATATAATCTGCCCGTATGCAGTACCAAACACCAGTAGCTGGATCTTCAGCGTATACACCCAGACCTGTATTACTACTAAGCGCCGGGTCCACACTAACATGATGCCGCCATGCCGGTGAATATGATGAAGGCATATTCACTACTACCATAGAGCGGTCTAATTCATATACAGAACTGTCACTCTGGTACCATTCGCCAAATAGACGTGCCCTGCGCTCGCGCACAGGCCAGCTAGATGCTTGTTGCCAAATCTCATCCTCTCTACCTGCGTAGCGAGGGTTATCGAACATGGTGAATATATATCGCTTACTAAGCTTGCCGTCGCTGGCATCTACCATATTCTTGATTTCACTGTTAACAGCAAGAGGAGTAAACGTGCCAACAAAATAGCCTTGTCGAGAGTTAACACGCATTTGAAGTTCGGTGAGTACCCTAACCTCCGCCGGCATCTCATCGCACCACACGTAATGGGCAACATACCCTTGCATTCGGTCGATAGTTAAATCGCTACCATCACCATGGCAGAGGAATAATATATAGTCACCAGTGTCTTCATTTTCCGCGCCGACAATATTCCTTTGCACCATTATCTCTTTCCAGTTACCTGTGAGTAATGGCTTAAGCTTTCCGCGCCAAAGTTCGATTGTTAATATGTCCCTACTCTTGCCGGCCACAATTACTTTAAGTGGGCCGGTCCCCCAATGATCTGGACGTTTCCAGTGTGGGTGATCATCATTAAGTATCCAAGCTAGTTCTCTAGCTCCACTAGACGATTTGCCACTATTATGTGTTACCATCCCGTTGGCAAGTAGATATAGATTGGTTTCGCTATCTACAGTAATGTCATAAGTGTACGCCAATCTAGTCCGCTCAGATTTGTGCGCATTAGTTTTAGATAGACTACTTCTCATTCCGCCCACACCTTCGTACTCTGGCTTCCATCTTTTACGCTCCAGAGCTAGGTATGGGCCTAGTTCACTTAGTATTAGTTTAACTTCATTAGAGTTTCTAGTATACGCTACCCACACGCTTCCATTCTTGTATTTAGATCTAGCATCCTCTCTGAAGGATAAATCGACCTGCCATAAGGCTAATACCGCATACCTAAAAGAATCTACCACTTCTTTGGCCTGCATTCCAAGAGCAAACGATACGTGATCAGAAGCCTTACTTACGCTACCGTCTGTATCCAGCAACCCCGCTACATAATTTAATAAAGATTCACGATCCCAGCTCTTGATAATATCTAGTGGTATAAATTTCTCATGAGCATATTTGCCTTCTAGATGATCCTTATACCATCCTGGAATTTTACACTGGATTCTCCATGTGTAATTTAAAATGTGTTGACGATACACATTAGTACCTTCAAGTACTTGACACACCTTCTCAGGTATTACGTGATCTTCGGAAGATATGCTTATTCGTGTCAGACTATCTTCCCTGCAGCATCCGTCCCCAAGCAAAGCCCCCATGGCATATGCATGTGGTTCATGTACATTACCCAATGGGGATTTAACCTGCCGTTTCAGGACATAGTGTCTAGATGTCAACTCACTAGTCTTAAGCTCCTGTATTTTTCCGTTCTCATGCGTAGTGAGCCATACATGCTCGTCAGTGCATTCGGCTAGTTGCTTATTTCTACAAGTTAAACTACGCACGGATTTAATTCCGTTGAAATGCGTTTTGATTATCTTTATTTCTTTTCCATGCTCGGAGTATACAGTGTCCCCGACGCACAGTTGCTCAATCGGTGTAGGGCCTTTCGGTGTGGCAACTAGAGTGCCTTCAGCAAGACACTGGTTGCCGGCCACAACCCATCGGAATCTAACGTTTTTTATGTCATTAAAGAATTCCCACTGCTTTGCATTTGGACGGCTGTCTAGAAGCTCGGCGTCGAAACACGAGCGCAACATCAGCTTACGCTGGCGCTCGGCCACAAGTGCTAACAGTTGATTATCTGTAGACATTAAATGTTACCTATCTTGCTGAATAAGCGACAGCATTTCGTACAGTTCTTCAGCCTGCTCGTCATCAAACTCGCCAGAGTTGATGAGATCAAGCAGTTTATCTACTGACATCTCTCTAAGCTTCTTTTTGGAAATCTTTCTTGGCATGGCATCCCTACTGCGCGAATGGACGCAGATCACGCAGTGATCTAGTCCGGGCATATGTACTCATGTGCCGTTATCCGTAGAATAGCACGGAGTCAACAGTTACCTTATCTCCGGCATTTGTTGTTGTAATGACCGCCCTTAGCATGTCCGTTAGCGGCAAGTCTGCCTGATCACCAGCTACGGTGTCCAGGAGCTTAAATACAAAGGTACCATTGCCTGTAATGGATGTTGCAGTCTTCGCAACACTTGTCCAAGTTCCGGCCCTGAGCTCTTGGATGGTAAAGCTAATGGCCCCAACCACAGTAACTCCGCTCACTTTCATCACTACCTTAATGCCGTTCTTACAAGCCTCAGATACCCTAAAGGGCTGGCTGACTGCCTGCGCGGTCACCGCCGCGGCAATTACTGTACTTACGCCATCTACGTTCTTTTTCTCTACACCACGATAACCCATGCGTACGTTCCTCCTAAGATCTGTGTTTTCCTGCTCGTCCATAACGTACGGTTTGTTGCGGATCGGAATCTGCAATGTTGCCGCAATGTCTCACAAACAGGACTAGCTTTACCAATTACTCAAGACATATTATATCAAACTATTCCGCTGGAGTCAATAGGTGCTTAGGGACGCGTATACCGCGTCCGCGACAGTACTTAAGTGCCCAGTCATCTGCATCGGCCTCAAGGGCGTTCTTGACCTCTATAGGGGGCTTTGGTCCCATACCAATAACAAAGAACCAGTAGTCATTAAAACGTCCCGTGAGATGCTGATAGGCGTGCCGTAGTTCATGTGCGAGAGTGAACACCGTAGCGGCGTCAGGAGTTATTTCCTTTTCGTAATACATGCAGATAGTGCGGTCATCCGCATCATAGCTGCCATAGGTAGTTAGATCGAAGTCTTCTGTGCTTTGGCTACGTACATTTATACCCATAAGCTTTGCTAAGTCGATTAACTCGATGACTTCATTCTGGTAAGTCTTCATACTCTCCCCTCTCTTGCTGCTTGGTGGGTTCTAGTAGCCCTACGGGCGGCGTCCACCCTAAACTCTTAAGAGTATCAAATAGTTTATCGTCGCTAAGCGCTTGAAGTTTATCCATTCGATTATCTTCCTTAGCTGCTTTCGGGAACTTACCACCGGCCTCAAGCATGATCTTGATTAGTGTTACTTGCGCGCCCATGGCTCTTTCTGACTTAGAGGTTAGTATCTCTTCCGCCTTTTCCATGGCCATGTCGATTAACCCACCAAGTCGCTCCTTGTATTCGGATTTATTACCCAACCATTCCGCGAAGCCAGGAATGGTAACCCATGCCTGGAGCCGCTTATCGCGGGTCACTTCAAACGCCACTTCTGGGCTGATATTTAGAATGCTGAACGCGGGGTTATCTTCTAGCTTGGCTAGAAGCTTTTGCTTGAACTTAACCATATCTGGCGTAGGCACAAACTCCGCTGCGTTAATTAATTTCTGCAGTTCCTTTAGGTTAACTGCTTTTCTCTTTTTAGTCATAAATCTCCAAACAGTGGAACGCAATGAGTATTCTCATAAGTGACGCTTGTTCGGGCAGGTCATCACAGATCGCCGAACAAACCGTAGGTTAATGGGACCAGTCGGGCCGCTCCTTGCTGCGCGAACGGTCTAAACTCTTCTTCCTCAAGCGCCTCGGCCATCTCTTCTAGTGACTCATACTGCTGTTCATATTCCAGCCCCGTCTCGATACTCATCACCTCCTCCTCTTCGTTCGGATTCAGGAGTGATTCGTAATAATCGATCATAAGCTGCGCTAATTCCGGGCTGCGACGAATGTCCGCAATTAGCTTCTCTGTTGTTATCGTCATAAATGTTTCCTAGCCAGATGGGTTTACGGATTGTAAATACGGTGTGTATACCAGTACCATAAGTGGGTATACGTCTACTATATTTATCGTATATATAACCTCGATCGATAAGCCAGGCAATTTCCCTGTGTAATTCCTTGGTTTCGATACGTAGTTGCTTTATCATCATTTTATTAGGGAAAGCAATTCGCCCATCTTCCCATCGTCGGAGCCAATCGAACCTGCCATACAGTAACACAGCGAGTAATCTAAATTGTGCAATGTGAAATGTTTTCATATCAAATGTACCCATTTAATGTTCTCACTCTTCGACCCTACCATATCTAGCCTACAATGTCAAGAGGTATGTTTCCGTCCAAAACGCCAGCTATTATAGTTACATATCAGGAAACATCTATTTTTATAGTGTCAAGCATTTTATCTTATTGATATTACGTAGGGAGTCGGCCCGAAAAGAGGGGAATATATAAACCTGTGGTACAATGGTGGGGAGAGATTCTTTTTTCTTTTTTTACTGTTTTTTTCTTTTTGCATTTCTTCTTATCTAATCAATGAGCAGGGCGGGTGCTATTAGCATAGCATTACCCCAGCTGACATTACTATAGCACATCATC